TCCCGCCACCTGCAATTCAATCATCGCCGCCTACAGTGCCGTGGTCGCAGCAAGCTCAGAGTTTATTCAAGACGTGGCAAGAGATGCTGACCAGTGCCACTCAGACGCGCAAACCTTGATCGAGTCGTGGCCTAAGAATGGAATCAATTGACAAAGCCGATAGGCGCAAAGGACTAGGTGAACCATGGGAACATTTTTAGATAACAATTTTGACGTTACCGCGTTTCGCAGAGACCGCCTGCCGATGATCGCTCGGTATGTCGGCACTCCCTCGAGTGACTATATTTGGTCAAAAATAGAGGCCGCCAATGCCGATGCACAGCGTGAGCTTCACGTCTATTTTCAGCCGACGACGTTGTTCCCCAGTGACCCAACACAAGCAGAAATTGAGGCCCTGGCAGGATCCGCGTGGGCGGTTGATCCTGGTTACGACTACACCGAGGACTTGGTTCAGCCCGGGGGGTGGACCTTTGTGCCGCTTCGGCAACGCCCGGTGATCTCGATCGAGTCGATAAAGTTCGTCTACCCATCAGTCGGTACGGTGTTCTCGGTCCCTGCAGAGTGGATAAAAGTTGACAAGAAGTATGGCCACGTCAGGTTCATTCCGACAAACAACATGTTCATGGGCTCACTTGGAGGGATGATGGTTGGCTCCATGGGGCTGCGTGAAGTGCCGCAATTTATCGAAATCAGGTACACGGCCGGACTCAAGAATGCGACACAGGACTACCCTGACTTGGTTGATCTGATCAATCGCATGGCCATGGTCAGGATGATGCAGGACGCCATGCTGGAAGCGTCAACCTCGATCAGTGCGGACGGCTTGAGCCAGAGCAGGAGTGCGCCGGACCTGGATAAGCTGCAGGATTCCATTGACAAGAAGCTGGAGACGCTGCGCCAGCGCATCCACGGCATCCCACTGATGGTGCTGTGATGCAGCTCGATCCGCTTGCCTTCAACGGGCTCCTGAATCATCTCGGCCAGACCTTCGCCTGGCGCAAATCTTTCATTTGCCCCTGTGTGAGCCCGGCTACCAATGCCCCAGCCATGAACTGCCCGCATTGCCTTGGCAAAGGCTTTTTGTGGACATCGGCCGTCACTGGTGTGGCTGGCGTTCCGAGTCAAAAAGTCCAGCGCGAGTTTGCCAAGCTGGGCCAGTGGGAAAGTGGCGACATGATGCTGACCATCGGTAGCGACTCCCCGTTGTATGGCATGGGTGAGCGCGACCGGGTCATGCAAATGAACGGAGACGACCCGTTTTCCATCAACCTGCGCCGTGGCTTCAACGACAAACTGCAGTGGCAACTCAAGACCATTGATCGCGTGTTCTGGCTTGCCGGGGGTGACATTGTCGAGGGCGCAATACCAACGCAGCAACCAGACGGCACGTTGGTGTTTGCCACCGGAGCGCCACCGGCTGGCGTGTCGTACTCGGTTACCGGCAAGAAGTACAGTGAGTTCTTTGTGTTTCAGGATTTCCCGACCGATCGCGGTCACCACTTCGGGGCCAAGCTGCCCATCAAGGTCCAGCTCCGCAGGTTTGACCTGTTTGGAATATGAGTTACACCGTCTCATTTGATGCAGCCAACCTGATTGCCGGGCTGAACCTGCAGCTTGAGGCAGCCATCAGCAGGGCAGTGCAAACCACGGCGCTCACCACACAAGCGGCATGGCAGCAGTCTGTTCTGTCGGCTCGCGGGCTCTGGCAGCCGTACAAGGACCGGTACGCTGCCAGCATCAAGGTTGAGTACGACGCTAACGGCATGGGGGCGCGGATTTACTCCGATGAACCAATGGCCACCCCGATCGAGACCGGTATCCCGGCGCGGGACATGAAGCGGATGCTCGACACCTCGCTCAAGACGCGGGTGGTGAAGAATGGCAAAAACGCTGGCAAGCGTTACATGATTATTCCGTTCAGGCACAACACGCCAGGCAACAACGCCTTGGCTGGGGCTATGCCGCAGGAGGTGTACCAGCAGGCGGCCATGATGACCAAGTCATCCGTCACCCGTTTAGGCTTCCGAAAAAACCAACTCGGCGTGATGGGGTTCACCGGGGCGCAAGCAGGCTCTAAATTGCTGGTCAGGTCGCGTGTCTACAAGTGGGGTGACCGGCTGGACGGCCCCGACATTGCCAAACGATTCAAGGGAATGGTGCGCTTCAACACCAGCAGTGGCGGACAGAAAAGTTCGAGTTACCTTACGTTTCGTGTCATGGGTGAATGGTCCTCGGGCTGGATCGCTCCTGCACAGCCGGGCCGCTACATCGTAAAAAGTGTCTCCGAGTCGGCTCAGGTCATGCTCAAAGAGGAAGTGATCGCAGCCATCGCCAGCGTGTCGTGACCCTATCCTGTGCCCATGATTGATCAAGGCACCTATCTCGGCAAGGCCATCAAGCCAAGCCACGAACACGACATTTGGGCGCCGTTCGATTCACCCTACCTGGCCGATCTGGTGGAAGCCTTCACCCACAACGGGCAGGCGCATATCCAATCGTTCAAGGATGCGCTTTCGTGGTGGCTTGCGGCCCACGGCCAACCCCAGCAAAAGAACGCGCTACCGGCGCTGCTGATGCCTGACGTGCCGGTTCACTGGACTCCAATGGAGCTGCATGCCTGGAGTGCTTACTTTCACGCCAAGCCGCGTTACCTTTGGCTGCCAGAGGACTGGTCGATGCTGGTCGAGTGGTTGCTGCAGTCGTACTGGTCCCCGCAGTGGGCATCCAGCATGGCCGACTGGGTGGCGACCAAGTCCACCCTGCTTGGGCAGATCGAGGCCGGATTGGCTGCAAATCCTCCCCCCAGTCAAGTCGCGGCATTGCTGGCGTCGAATTTGCCAGTCAGCCTCCCGGTCATCATTGAGTTGGGCTTGCCGGTATCCAAAATCACCGAGGCCATGATCCAATTTGCAAAAGAGCGTTGCGCCCAGGCCATCGTTGACGTGGGTGAGAACATGCGCTCAGGCATCAAAGCCATCGTGCTGGAGCACCAGCAGGCGGTGATGCTGGGAGGCAAGATCGAGAACCTGGAGTCCAAGCTGTTCGACAAATACGCCAACGCAAACCGTGACTGGCGGCGCATTGCTGTCACCGAGGTCAGTGAAAATGCCGCGCAGGGTGTGGTGGCTGCCAGTGCGCCGGGTGCCAAGCTCAAGCGCATCGAGCAATACAAAGGTGTTTGCGCCTGGTGTTACAAAATCAATGGGGTGGTCGTCACGGTGGTGGACCCAGCCAAGCCAAACAAAAACGGCGAAACCGAGATTTGGCCCGGCAAAACCAACATCGGCCGATCCTCAGCGCCCAAAAAGCGCGTTGACGGCAGGCTCTACGACCGCGAGCCCGACGAGATGTGGTGGATTGCGTCCGGTGCCCAGCACCCACATTGCCGTGGTCGCTGGCTGCCATTCACAGGTATTGACCCAACCAAGTACGATAAATTCATGGCTAATGTGAAGGCCAACATGGCAAAGTACCAGGCCGAAGCAGCGGCCCAGCAAAATGCTTTGGTGTCGTGACGCAACACTTGCGCCATGGCGACAACCAACCCCATCACCAACCAGAAATACCTGAATGTCTCGTTTGCCCTCTCGGTGGGAGACGAAGCCTTCAGTTTTTTCACGTTCCCGATCAAGCCCGAGGAGCTGACGCGCGCTGAGCCCTCACGCGTATCGGTAGTCAATACTCTGGGTGGGGCATGGGTTGATTCTTTTGGCCGTGGTCTGGCTACCATCACCATCACCGGCAACACCGGCTGGCGTGACCGGACCGGGCAGGGTGATGGAATAGCTCAGTTCAGCAGGCTGCGCGATGAATTCATCCATTACTGGCACGAATTACGTGAGCTCAAAATCAATGCAGGACTGGATCCGTCTGATATCCGCCTGATTTTTATCGATCCGCTCAATGGTAGCTACGTGGCCGACGTGGTTCCAACCAATTTCTCGCTTCGGCGCAGCAAGTCGCAGCCGTTGCTCCTGATGTACAACATCGCCATGACGGCGGTCAACGACAAGGCGGTCAACCCGTACCCCTATTTGATGGATCCCGTTTTGCCGGAAAACGACCCGGAAGAGGCCGTCAAATCCATGAATAAGTCCATTTCCGACATCAGCGCCCTGCAGACGAATCTTCGTTCGGCGTTGAGCAATATTGGTGGCTTCAGCAAATCCGTTCAGGACTGGACGGACGCTACGTTTCTGCCGGTTATGAAGGTGGCGCAAGACGTCATTCAAACGGCCAACGACGCCAAGGCGGTCATCAGCGCAGCGGGACAAGTCGCTGTGGACCTGGCTGCAAACCTGAGCAATGTGGGCTCGAAAATGTGGGATGCCGTTGCGTCTGTTGCTTCGCTTCCAAGCAGCGTAATGTCTGAGGTCATGCGAGTGAAAGGTGCCATGACGAACCTGCACTGCGTCCTGGTCAATGGCTACAAAACGGCTTATTCAGCGCAAGATTATGGGTCTTGGTACGGCGCATCCAACTGCTCCAGCACGCTGGGCGGGAGCTCCATCTCCGCCATGGCCGGAGTCAACCCATTTGACACCAACAAGAGTGCGCAATTGGTGTCACAAAGTGCCGTCGCAAAGGCCGCCACGGCCGACCAAATTAATGCGCTTTCCGACCCGACGGCTACGTTGGATCTGACACTTTTAAATCGTAATTGCCTATTAATGATGGCGTAAACATGGCAACGACAAACACCGGCTGGCGGACGATTAAAACCGAGTTTGGCGACACACTCGCACGCATCGCCTTGCGCGAACTTGGAGATTCCACGCGTTGGACTGAGTTGGCCTGGCTGAACAACTTATTGCCGCCGTATTTGACGGCAAACCCATTATTGCCCGGTGTGGCGTCTGGCCGGATTCTGGTGTTTGGGGGGGTGATGCGCATCCCCACAAATCAGGCAATCCAGCAGGGTCTGACGCCTGCTGAGTCGTTCGGGTCGGACCTTCGATTGACCAATGGCAAGCTGACGACATCAAACGGCGACCTTGAGTTGGCCATCGGTACGCCAAACCTGAAGCAAGCCCTTGAACTGAGGTTGCGAAACGACAAGAACAGCCTGCCATTTCATCCCAAGTACGGCAACTCTGCAAACAAGCTGCGTGGCTACAAGGCGGATGCCAATGCCCATCTCCTTGTCTTGCGGTTCTGCGAGGAATGCCTGCTTGCCGACCCGCGAGTGGTGTCTGTGAAAGACGGAGTGGCAACCCAAATCGGAGACGCCATCAATGTCGAAATTTCAGCAATGGTCAATGACGGCACACCGTTGCGCCTGCAAGTAGAAATTTAGGAGCAACCCATGGCCTTTCAGATAAAGAATTTCAGATCAATTTCTGCCGGGATGATCAACTTCTCGCGCGCCAACGGGAGCAAGATTACAGACTTCTCGGTTGGCTCCATCGCTCGCACGCTCATGGAGGCTTCGGCCATCGAGATTGAAGAGCTCTACCTCCAAATCCTTCTTGGACTACAGGAGGCCATACCGGTAGCCGTCTTTGATTCGTTCGATTTTCCCAGGCTGCCAGAGGTGGCCGCCAGTGGTGTGGTTCGCTTCACCGGCACCAGCTCGTTGTCTGAAATCGTGATACCAGCCGGAACCCGGTTGAAGACGGTTTCGTCTGAATACGAATATTCGACTCAAATCGACGCGGTCATTGCCCCTGGCCAGACCTATGTCGACGCGCTCGCCTACTGCACGATTCCAGGCGCAGCAGGAAATTGTGAAGCTGGCTTGGTCACCGTTCTGGTGACTTCCGTGAGCGGCATCACGTCCATGAGCAACGCCCTTCCGTTCTCAAACGGTGCTGATGCTGAGACAGATGCAGCCCGCAAAACCCGTTTTTCAGCTTATATTTCCACTTTGTCACATGGGACTGCGTCGTCCATCAAATACGGCGTTTCTCAGACCGTTGTGCGCAGTGAGCTTGGCAACGTAATTGAAAAAGTGGCTCATGCGGTACTTATCGAGCCGTATGTTGAGGATCCAAACCAGCCGACCGGCCTGGTCAACGTGTACATTCATAACGGCGTCGGGTCAACCTCGGAGCAGTTGGTTTTCAGCGCAAAACAAAACATCGACGGCTACGTTGCCTCAGATGGCACCCCAGTTGTCGGCTGGAAGGCTGCAGGCGTTTTGGTCAACGTCTTTGCGGCCGAAGAGATGGCTGTGCCCGTCACGGCAACGATCACCATGAACGCAGGCGCATCCAATGCGGCCGTCGTGGAGCTAGCCTTAAACCTTGTCAATAAGTACATTCTGGCTCTTGATATTGGCGCACAGGTCATTCGGTCTGAGCTTATCGCAATCATCATGGCCATTCCAGAGGTTTACAACGTTGCCATGGCCCTGCCGTTAGAAGATGTGGCGATCACGGCCATTCAAAAAGCTGTCCCTGGCACGGTGACGCTGTCATGATCAGCAAGCTGCTGCTCAATATACCGTCGACCTTCGACACCAACCCAGAGATATTTCTTGGGTTTCGGCTGTTTCACACGTCTGCACTTTTCAAGTGGGAGGTTGTGAATAACAAGCTGAATGGGTATGACGGCAGTGAAGCATTGTTTTCAATTAACTTATCAGGATTGACATTTGCTGATTTATTTGCACGACTAAATAATATTCCAGGCGTTAGTTTTACGGATCCAACGGCTAACTTGGAATACAGCTCAGGAAACATAATTCCATCCAGAGGGGATCAACTTCTATTAACTCTGCGAGACAGTCTTCAATCCATTGCAAAATTCCTTTTGGATCTTGGCGGTAGCAATGCCTCAAATCCCGCCTACGACTTACTCATGAATGCCATGGCGAGTATTGCCAGGGTGACCGTTTTAGAGTCCGAGATGGGTGGAATTTATGCGGATGGGCATCTGTTGAGAAAGTTGCTCGATCCAATCGCCACTGAGCTTGGGTTGGCTCGGACTGCTGTTACTGAGGCCTTGGGTCAAATGACCATCACAACGGCGGACGCGGATTGGCTGGACGGTTGGGGCGTCTTCATGAGCGTCCCACGAATTTCCGGTGAGCCAGATGATGTTTACTGTCGCCGGATCATTGTTGAGGTGCTGCGCCCCCGATCCAACAACATCGCCATGGAGGTGGCGATCAAGGAGGCATTCGGTCAGGATATCAAGATCCGCGACGTGGCCGCTTGGGACAATGTGGTTTGGTATCTGGACGGTTCCGTCACCCTCAACGGTTCGCACACGCTATCTCAGGCGGCTGTGGTCCGCTACGGTTTGTTTGATGCTGTTGTGGGGTACGACCTGGAAAACGGCGCGAGCCAAAGTGAGTTCAGTGCAGTCATCAGAGCATTTTTGAATCGATTCAGGGCGGCAGGCACGCAACTGCGAACACTGCAACTGGGTGGCGTCTCGCTGGCTGACGATGTCTTCGTGCCCTATGACGCTGCCATGATGTCAGTGTATACCGCTATTTTCATTGACGGCAGCAGACGACTTGATGGGTCTTGGATGTTGACGGGTGGTAAGTCCGTTACAGAAACTTTGTCGTGACAGCATCATTTGGCCATCTAAGTTAGGGGCATCAATGGAATTTACCGACAAATCTTGTGGGCCAACAGGGCACTTTCACCTGGAGGTGTTTGATGGCGACAAGCTCATTGAGGTCACAGACGAACCCAACCTTGTTGTGAGCTCATCCCGGTTAATGCTGGCGTCTTTGCTTGGCGGCGGCAGTGCAGCGGTGACGCGGTTCGGTATTGGCGCCAACGGGTCTGCCCCGGAGCTGGGTAACACCGTGTTGACTGGCCTGTTTCACAACAGCATTGGTGCGGTTGATTACCCCAATCCAGGGGTTGTCAGATTTGCGTTTGGCCTGAGTGGACCGGAGGCCATCGGAATGTCCATATCGGAATTCGGATTGCTGTCGTCGTCAAACATACTATTTGCCAGAAAGGTTCGCTCGGCTCCGCTGGTCAAAACAAACGAAATTAGTTTTACGGGATATTGGACCATTACATTTAAGGCATAAAAATGGCAACTGAAATTGAATCTGACTTGTCCTGGGTATCTGGCGTCACTAAATTATTATCAACCGATGCGGCTACTGGTACCTCTGGGGATACCACTGGGAATCTGAATAAGCCAATCATCGACCTGGCGAACCGCACCGCGTATCTCAAAAAACATATTGACGATCTTGAGCAGGGAAGCACCATTCCTGATGCTTTAGCTGCAATCAATTCTCCAACATTTACCGGTGACCCAAAAGCGCCAACGCCCGGCCTTGGCGACAACGACAAATCGCTGGCAACGACTGAGTTTGTTCAAAAAACCATTGGTGGCATTCTGAAAAGGTCTGTCGCTGGTGGGGCCAACGTCACATTGACCGCCATCGAGGCGGGTAATGGAATCTTGGAATTCACCGGCGCTCTGACGGCAAATATCAGCGTCATCGTTCCCGTTGTACCAACTCGTCCTTGGGTGGTGATCAATGCAACCACCGGTGCGTTTGTGTTGACGATCAGAACGCCCGCAGGGACTGGCGTTGCAATCAGCCAGGGAAAGCGCACGATTGTCTATTGCGACGGCGAGAGCGTCATCAAGGCTGATACCGATCTTTTGGCATCAATTAAGCTCGTTGATGGCGAAAATTCTGGCATCGATGCAGACCTTTTGGATGGCCTTGAAGGTTCCGACTACGCGCGTTCTGGGGTGAATGCCAACATTACCAGATTGACCGGCCTGACCACGCCCTTGACAAAAGCGCAGGGCGGTAGCGGCAGCAGTTATGGTGAGTTTCCGGTGGGAACCCGCATGCCATTTGCCCAAGCCGCTGCGCCGACAGGCTGGGTGCAAGACGCCAGCGACAACGCCAATAACCGCATGTTGCGGGTGGTGAACACGGCAGGCGGTGGTGTGGCGGGTACGCATAGTCCGATCTTGAATGATGTGGTGCCAAGCCACACGCACACGATCACGACGGGCACTGAATCTGCGAATCACAACCATGGCTTAACTGATCCGGGGCACTCGCACAGCGTTAACTCAAACGCAATTCGTATTAGCATTCACGATGTTTCATCTGGTGTGTTGTGGGGAGGGGAGGGAGGGTCAGTGAGCAAGGGGTCAACCACTTCATCAGCAACAGGCATTTCCCTCGGCACACAGTCTGCCAGCCACACCCACTCAGGCACCACCAACGGCGGCTCCAGTGCCACCAACTGGGAGCCGCGCTACATCAACATGATTATTTGCGCCAAATCATGAGCATCGAAACGATCATCACCTGTCCGCTTGGATCCAAGTGCGAGGAGGTGAAAGACGGCAAGATTCACCGCTGCGCCTGGAGCATTGAGCTTGACGGCATCAACCCTAACACGGGCGAGTCGGCCAAGGAACGCGCCTGCGCCATGGCCTGGATGCCGATCTTGCTGATTGAAAACTCCAAGCAGCAACGCTCGACCAGTGTCGCGGTGGAGTCGTTCCGAAATGAGATGGTCAAAAGCAACAATGCCTTTCTGCTTGACGGAAACGTCTTGTTAAGTCATGGCGGGTGATTTAGCTTAAAAATCGGCCGAGAGCGTTTACTCGCTGCTGGCGGAATTTGTGGCTTTTTGGTCGCTCTTGGGTCGGCATCATCCTGACATCCTCTCTAGTGTTGATTCCCCGCTGGGCTAAAGACGACACGCCTGACCACGGTTGCCAAGTAGAATCATCGTTGTCCCGGATGCGCAAGTTTCCGGGATTTTTCAATTTGGCGTAGCTTTTAGCGTAGCTTTTAAATATGGCCTATGTTTTTCACTGGAGAAGTTACTCTGGCATCATGGGGTTACCGATGTTTGAGACAGCCCAACTGCTGCGGGCTTTTGGCT